GCGCCCCGCACGCGGGGCCGAAATAGACGGCCCCTAGGGGCTGACGCTCGCCGCCTGCTGCCCGTTGCGTCTGGCATCGGGTGTTGAGGCTGGCCAGGAATAGCGTTCAGCACAACGCCAATGCGTGCGTCAGCGGCCCTGGTGCGTGCCTCCGCAAAGTGCATTTTGCGTCAGTTTTTCAGGCACAAAACGTGCACCAATGGGGTTGAAAATCCGATGAGGAGATGCCTACGATTGGGCACCGCACACGGAGCACTTCAATGCCACTCGCCACTGCATGCGACGCCGATCTGATTGCCCTGCTCAAGCACGGTGCCGCGTGCGTCAAGGTCGGCCGCCGCAGCAAGCGACCGCTTGGATTGGCTTGGCACCAGGAGGCGACGCAGTGCCCCGACCGCATCAGCGAATGGCTTGACGGTGGCTACAACGTCGGGCTGCTGCTGGGCCATGGCGGTCTGATCGACGTTGAGTATGACGACGCCGAAGGGCGCAAGCTGGTCCGGCAGCTCGGGCTTCACAATGCCAAGACGCCGACGTACACCAGCGGCCGAGGTGAGCACCGCATCTTTCGCCTTGCCGATGTCGTGCCGGGCTGCGGCTGGCGGAAGCTCGGCGGCCTGGAGGTGCGATTTGGCGGCAAGCCGGCCCAGTCTGTCCTGCCGCCGTCTCGGCACCCTGACGGCAAGACCTACCTGTGGAAGATCTCGCCGCGTGACTGTGCCCCGGCCGTCGTGACCTTGGCCCAGCTGTGCATGGAGGATGCGTGATGGCCGTGCTGCTTGCCAAGAACTGGGCCGGTTCCGATCCGGCCGGGTGGTGGATGAGCGAGAAGCTCGACGGCGTGCGTGCCGTGTGGGACTGCCGGCGGCTGCGGACTCGCACAGGCAACGTCATCCACGCGCCGGGATGGTTCCTGCGGTCCTTGCCGGTCGGCGAGCCGCTAGATGGCGAGCTGTGGCTGGGGCGCGGTCGGTTTCAAGAGACCGTCAGCGTGGTTCAGTCGCACGACGCTGGCCCTGAGTGGCGGCAGGTGCGGTACGCAGCGTTCGACGCCCCGATGGCGTTGGGCGGATTTGAGGACAGGCTGGCCGCCATCGGTGACGCACTGGCCGGCGACGGCCCGGCGTACGTTCTGCCGCAGCGGCTGTGCGGCGGCCAGGCCGATCTGCTCGAGGAGTTGGCCCGTGTCGAGCACCAGGGCGGCGAGGGCGTGATGCTACGGCAGCCGGGCAGCGGATACGAGCGGAAGCGGAGCGGCACGCTACTCAAGGTAAAGACGTTCCACGACGCCGAGGCAGTGGTGGTCGGCTACGACGGCGGCACGGGCCGCAACGCCGGCAGTGTGGGTGCGTTGGTGGCGTGTCTGCAAGACGGCACGGAGTTCCGTGTATCTTCAGGGCTGACGGGCGAGCTGCGGCGCAGTCCGCCAGCGATTGGCACCGTGTTTACGTTCAAGTATCAGCAACTGACGGACGCCGGCGTGCCGCGGTTCCCGTCGTTCCACCGTGTGGCGTAATGGGCAAGGGCCGAAAGCCAACGCCTAAGCCGATACTTAAGCTGCGAGGCTCACGCATTAGGGGGCCGCATAAAAGCGGCATCGAGGCCGCTCCTGGCGTGCCTGAGCCGCCTGGCTACCTCTGCGACATCGGACGCGCCGAGTGGCAGCGGATTGTGCCGATGCTTGAGGCGTCCAAGGTGATGAGCCTGCGGCATCAGCACACGCTTGCAGCGTACTGTGACGCCTTGGCCGACATGGTCAAGGCAGACCAGGAGCTGAAGCAGCACGGGGCCACGTTTATGGACGACAAGGGTAGGGTGATGAATCACCCGGCGTGGTATCGCAAAAAAGATTCTCGCCTGCACATGCTGCGATTCGCCGAGCAGTTTGGCCTGACAGCGTCGGCACTTTCGAGGGTCTCGGCAGTTGAGCAAGCGACGGCCACCGACGAAGACGCCGCCATCCTGTTCGGCTGAGTGCACCTGTGCCTCCTGCCGCGCGGTGAAGTTCTTCGAACGGTTCTTTACGCACGCCAAAGGCGACAAGGGCGGCCAGCCGTTTCTGCTCGAGCCGTGGCAGCGCGACTACGTGCGGGCGTTGTTCGCCGAGCGTGACGGCCGGCGGCAGATCCGTACCTCGCTCTTAGCGGTGCCTCGCAAGAACGGCAAGAGCACGCTCTGTGCCGGGCTGGCTCTCAAGCTCTTGATGGAGCCCGAGCCAGGCGGCGAGGTGTATTCCTGCGCCGCCTCGCGCGACCAGGCTCGGCTCGTGTTCGACACGGCCCGCATCGCGGTTGAGCAGTCGCCTGTCTTGTCGCAGCACCTCAAGGTCTACCGCTCGGCCATCGTCTGCGAGAAGACGCACGCCACGTACAAGGCCCTGAGCGCTGAGGCCGGGATTCAACACGGACTCAATCCGAGTGGGGTCATTTTTGACGAGCTACACGCTCAGCCCAATCGCGAGCTGGTGGACGTGATGGCCACGAGCATGGGAGCCAGGTCGCAGCCGCTGATGGTCTACATCACGACGGCCGGCTACGACCGCAAGAGCATCTGCTGGGAAATCTGGAAGTACGCCGAGAGTGTGGCGGCCGGGGCCGTGAAAGACGAGCGGTTCCTGTCCGCCATCTACGCCGCGGGGCCAAAGGCTGATTGGAAGGACGAGGCGACGTGGACCGCCGCCAATCCCAACCTGGGCGTGAGCGTGAAGCTCGACTTCCTGCGGAGCGAGTGTGCCAGGGCCGTGGAAATGCCCGCGTACGAGAACACCTTCCGCCAGCTGTACCTCAACCAGTGGACTGAGCAGGACACCCGCTGGCTACGCATGGACCACTGGGCACAGGGCAACGCTTCCTGTCCGGTGCCGCTCGAGGGCCGGGAGTGCTGGGCTGGCCTGGACTTGGCCACCACGTTCGACACCACGGCGTTGGTGCTGCTGTTCCCGCTGGACGATGGCACCTTCTGGGTCGAGCCGCACTTCTGGATTCCCGAAGAGAACGCCCACCAGCGCGAGCGGCGGGACAAGGTGCCGTACCTCACATGGCATCGACAGGGCCACCTGCACATGACCGAGGGCAACGTCACGGACTTCGACAAAGTGCGGGCCGACATCAACGACCTGGCGAAGAAGTACCAGATCCGGGGCGTGGGTCTGGACCCGTGGAACTCGGCGCAGCTTGGGCTGCAACTGCAAGGGGATGGCCTGCAGATGGAACAATACCGGCAAGGTTACGGCTCGCTCTCGGCCCCGTCCAAGCAGTTTGAGAACTGGGTCGTGAGCGGGAAGGTCTTGCACGGCGGCCATCCGGTGCTGGCGTGGCAGGCCGGCAACGTGGCGATTCAGACCGACAGCGCGGCAGGAAACATCAAGCCCAGCAAGGCACGCAGCACGGAGCGCATCGACGGCATCGTTTCGCTCGTCATGGCAATCGGCTTGTGGCAGAAAGCAACCGCGCCGGCACCGGAACCTGACTGGAACATCACGATCATATGAGCAACCTCACCGACTACCGGATGCACGAGCTGCGGCACTGGGACTACGACGGCCACACGAGCAACCGGACGCCGTCTGGCATCCGGGTCAACGCCGACAACAGCATGGCGTGCTCGGCCTACACGGCCTGCATCCGGGTTATCAGTGACGCCGTAAGCTCGCTGCCGCTGCACCTGTACGAAAAGCTGGCCAACGGCGGCAAGCGGAAGGTGACAGAGAACCCGCTGTACCGTCTGCTGCACACACAGCCCAACCCGTGGCAGACGGCCCAAGAGTTTCGCGATTGGATGACCGGCCTCTACCTGCACTACGGGGCCAGCTACGCCGAGATCCGTGGCGGCGACCGTGGCCCGGTGTCGGAGCTGTGGCCGCTGCACTCCAGCCGGATGGAAGTTGAGCGGCTCGAGGACGGGACGCTCCGCTACAAGTACCGGGAGCCCGACAGCAACCGGCAGACCATCTACCGCCAGGACCAAATCTTCGCCCTGCGGTTCACGACCGAAGACGGGTTCACGCCCGTGCCGACGTACAAGACGTTCGCCAATGCCATCGGCCTGGCCCAAGCGTTGGAGACGCACGGCAGCACGTACTTCGGCAACGGAGCCCGGCCGGGCATCGTGCTGGAGTCGGATAACCCGATCCCCATTGAGGCGGCCGAGCGGCTGCGTGAGCAGTGGGAGCGGATGCACCGTGGCGCTGACCGGGCCTTTCGTACGGCCATCCTGCCCAACGGCGTAAAGGCCCACGAGCTTACGGGCAGCAACGAGGCGGCCCAGTACCTCGAGACGCGGCAATATCAGGTCATTGAGATTTGCCGGGCGTTTCGCGTTCCTCCACACATGATCCAGAGCCTGGAACGCAGTACATACAGCAACATTGAGGTGCAGGGCACGGAGTTTGTGCAGCACTGCCTGCTGCCGCACCTGAAGCGGTGGGAAGCCGCCATCAGCCGCGACCTGATTGGGGATGACGAGCGGTACTTCGCGGAGCACAGCGTGTCGGGCCTGCTGCGTGGTGACCACGCCAGCCGCTCGGCCTACTACGTCTCGGCCCTGCAGAACGGGTGGATGACCGTCAACGAGGTGCGAGAGCTGGAGAACCTCAACCCGATTGGACCCGAGGGCGACCAGCACTTCGTGCCGCTAAACATGACGCAGCTCGACACGCCCGAAGATGCCTCGCCTTCCGAAAGCGTGGACGACCAAGACGCCGACATGCCAGAAGAGCAAGCGACCGACCCCGCCGGTGATGTTGCCCCTGTGGCCGACCTGCAACAGCAGGCGCTGAACGGTGCGCAGGTTTCTTCACTGCTGGAAATCCTGGCGAACCTGTCCTCCGGTCTGCTTACCACAGATGGCGCAAAGGCGTTGATCTCTGGTGCGTTCCCGACCATTCCGGCGGAAACCGTCAACAGCATCATTGCGGGCGTCAACGAAGGCGTCCAGCCAATCGAATCGCAACCCGTAGGAGACAGCGGCAATGGACCTTGAGCGACGGTGTCTGGACTTTGACGAGGTGCCCGAGGCCGAGCTGACCATTGAGAAGCGGTCCGATGGCCGCGAGGTCATCACCGGCTATGCCGCCGTCTACAACCAGTTCAGCCTGCCGCTACGGGAAGGCGGCTCGGCGTTCCGCGAGATCATTCGCCCCGGTGCGTTTGATAAAGTTCTGCGTCGCGCCCGTGGTAAGCAGGACGTGGTGGCGCTGCTCAACCACGACAGCAACCTCATCCTGGGCCGCACGTCCTCTGGCACGCTTGAGCTGTCGAGCGACGACAAGGGGCTGCGGTACACCGTGACGCCGCCCGATACCCAGGTGGGTCGGGACACTCTCAGCCTCATTCGTCGTCGGGATTTGCGGGGCAGCTCGTTCGCGTTCGCGGTGGACGAGAGCAAGGGGGCCAACTGGTCGAGCGACGACCAGGGGGCCATTAGGGAGATCCGCGAGGTGAGCCTGTTGGCCGACGTGTCGGTCGTGCTGACCCCGGCCTATCCGGCCAGCAGCGTGGCCGTGGCTCAGCGGTCGTACGAGGCGTGGCTTGCCAGCCAGGAGACAACGGAGGAGCCGGCGGCCCCGCTTGCCGAGCGTTCGGCCCTGCGGGGCGTCGCCCAGGCGTGGGCCGCTCTCCTGCGACTCAAGAACGTATGAGCGAACAACCACGCTGCACGTGCGGTGAACGGCTCCGCACCCGGTCCAGCCGTCCCGTTGGGGACGAGCGGCAGCGGTACATGCGATGCCCGCGGTGCGGGGCGCGTGCGGTGGCGTTTGTGAAAACAACACATTCCGAAGTGCGTTACTGCAAGGCACCCCAGGTGCGTTCCTAGGTTGAACCCAGACGGCAATCACGCCTCTGGAGACAACGCTCATGGATCGCCTTTCCGCCCTTCGTTCCGAAGCCGCCGACGTTGCCGAGCGCATCGAGACGCTTTCGGCCCTCGAGTCCGACAACAAGTCGGACATCGACGCCCGCAACCTCGAGCTGTCGGGCCTGACCGACAAGGCCAAGGATCTGGCCGGCAAGATCGAGTTTGAGCAGAAGGTGGCCGACTCGGCCCTGGCCCTGCGGGCGGTCGCCGACCGCTGCAAGCCGGCCCCCGAGGTCGTGCGTGACGATGCGGCCCGCATTGAGCCCGTGTCCTACCGTGGCCGCCTGAAGGCGTTCAGCAACGACGAACAGGGCCGGCGTGACGCCTACTCGTTCGGCAAGTGGCTGCAGGGCTACGTGCACGGCGATGCCGATGCCAAGCGGTGGTGCCACGACCACGGCGTTGAGAGCCGGGCGCTCGGCGAGTCGGTCAACTCGGCCGGCGGTGTGTTCGTGCCCGAGATTGCCAGTGGTCAGGTGGTGCGATTAGTCGAAGAATTCTCCGTGTGGCCTGCGGCCATGCAGCTCGTCCAGATGCCCAGCGACACCGTGACGGCCGTGAAGCGGCTCACCGGCGTGACGGCCAACTGGACCGGCGAAAGCTCCGAGATCCTGACCAGCGACCCGTCTGCCACCGACATCCGGCTCGTGGCCAAAAAGCTCACGGTTGGCACCCGCGTCAGCAACGAACTGCTGGCCGATGCCGCGGCCGTCGGTGACTGGGTGATCGCTGAGTTCGCCACGGCCATCGGCGAGAAGCTGGACCAGGCGGCGGTGAACGGTGACGGCACCAACGCCTACGGCGGCGTCTACGGTATCGCCAACAAGATCCTGACGGCGGCTGGCTCGTTCCACAAGCCGGCCTCGGCTCGGGATGCGTTTGACGAGTTCACGGTCAACGACTTCCTCTCGGTCGTGGCCCTGCTTCCGACCTACGTGACGAGCCCCCGCTGGTACATCTCCAGCGCCGGTTTCGCCAACTCGATGCAGCGGCTCGACCTTGGTGCCCTTGGCCGGCCGAGCTTTGAGAACGGCACCGGGTTCAGCTTCCTTGGCTACCCTGTGACGATCACCAACGTCCTTCCGCGGTCGGGCAACCTCGACGAGAAGGTTTCGGTGCTCTTCGGCGACGCCAGCCTGGCCGGCATGTACGGCATCCGGTCGGCCTTCGCCACGAAGATCAGCACCGAGCGGTATGTCGAGCTGGACCAGACCCTTTACATCGGGGTGGCCCGCGCGGACATGGTCTGGCACTCGGTCGGCTCGGCCACTGAGGCCGGCCCGATGGTGGCTCTTGTCGGCAACACCTGATATCTGACCCTCTAGGAGAACCTGAAGACATGAACCACCTCGAGAGCACCAAGACCGTTGCCAGCATCGGCACGGCCGACACGGCGACCGGAGCGACGTTCAGCCACGTCATCGACACGCTGGGTTACGACTACGCCAGCGTGGACGTTGTGCTCGAGGCCAATGCGGCCTCGACCGACGCGATGGCCCGGGCCCTGGTCCTGCAGCAGAGCGACACGGATGTTTCGTCGAACTACGCCAATATCACCTCCTACGTGGGCGGTGGGGCTGGCGGGTTCACGATCCCCACCACGTCGCTGTCGAGTGCCAGCAACGTGGCGCGGTTCAACGTGGATATGCGTGGCAAGCGGCGTTACCTGCGGGTCCAGGCGACTCCCCAGGCGGCCAGCGTGGTCTGCTCGGTCGTGCGGCTGGGTAAGGCCGAGGTTGGCCCCGTGGCGGCCTCTGAGGTCGGCGTGGGCGTCGTGGTCAGCGGCTGACGCTTGACACAGTACCGAAAGTGAACGGCTGGCAGGGCACACGCCTTGCCAGCCGTTTCGCTTTTGGAGACTCCATGAAAATCACGGTTGGCAACAGTGAGGTGGACGTGCGGGTCGAGGCGTGCCTGTCGATGCCTAGGCTGTCGTTTACGGCCAACACCTTCGCCTGGGTGCAGGCCCTTATGCCGCTCAACATCCGGCCCACAATGGGCACGGGCGTGTTCTGGGACCAGGTGCATACCAGGGTGTGGGAAGGCTTCATAGACAAGTGTGAATATCTGCTGCTTATCGACTACGACTCCTTCTTCTCCCAGGCCGACATTGAGCACCTCTTCGCCCTAGCCCTGACATTCCAGTGCGACGCCCTGGCCCCGCTGCAGACCAAGCGGGAGGACGGCCGCCCGATGCTCACGCTTAAGGGCAACCTCGACAATCCGCCTGAGGGTGGCAGCACATCAGTGCCGCGCGAGTGGTTTGCCTCGCCGGTCCAGGAGGTAGACACCGCCCATTTCGGCTGCACGATCCTGAGCACGGCCGCGCTGAAGCGGTGCACGAAGCCGTGGTTTTGGAGCAAGCCAGCTCCTGATGGCACCTGGGGCGACGGCCGGCGGGACCCTGACATCTGGTTTTGGTCAAACTGGCGGGAAAGCGGCAACAAGGTTTTTGTGACGCCACGGGTCACGATTGGCCACGGCGAGTACATGGTGACGTGGCCGGGTAAGGATTTGCAGAAGCCTGTTTTCCAGTGGACTTCGGAATACACCAAGACGATGACGCCGCCAGAAACTGCATGGAGAGCCCCGGAATGAAGAAGATACGTCTAGTGCGTCCGTTCCGGTCGTACAACAAGGGCGCGGTGCTGGACGTACCCGGCGGCCAGGCCCACGAGATGATTCTGGCCGGCTACGCCGTATTGGAGACGCAGCAGGAGCTGCTCGACACCGCGGCCGTCGAGCCCGAGGTAAGGACCGCCGACGCCACGCCGAAGAAGCGGAGCCGCAAGCAGTGAAGTACCGCAGCCTCGTACGTGCGACCCAGCCGGCCGTCGAGCCCGTGACGCTTTCCGAGGCCAAGGCCCATCTGCGGGTAGACGTGTCGGATGACGACTCGCTCATCTCGGCCATCGTCAAGGCCGCCCGTGAGTTTGTGGAGGAGTACCTCGACCGGTCGCTGGTCCACACGCAGTGGACGCTACGCACCGACGCCTTCCCGCGGGAGTTTGAGCTGCCGCGGCCGCCGATGGCACAGGCTGGCACGACTACGGCCACGGTGGTGACGTACACGCTCGAGACGCAGCAGACGGCCACGCTTAGCACGGCCGAGTACCGGGTGGACCGGGCGGCCACGCCGGGCGTCATCCGCACGACGTACGCCGGCACCTGGCCGGGCCACCTCTATGACGAGAACGCCGTGAGCGTGACGTGGTGGGGTGGCTACGGGGCCGATGGCACCAGCGTGCCGGCCGCGATCCGCTCGGCCATTCTCATGATGGTCTCGCACCTGTACGAGCACAGGACCGCCGTGGCCCCGTCGATGGCCGAGGTGCCGCTGGGCGTCAAGGCCCTGCTCGACACGCACCGCTGGGGGAGCTACCGCTAATGGCGATTAACGGCCGCATCAACGTAGACGTGCTGTTCCACGACACGGACGGCACCACGTCGCTCAAGGTGGTGAGCCTGGAGGGCTCCACTGAGCTCACGACGGGCCAAGTGGCAATCGTGACGGGGACGTGCGGGACGGCGGCAGTCGCGATCTCTATTCAGCCCAGTGCGTACAAAGACGCCAGCGGAAACTTGGTGTCGTTTAGTAGCGTGGAAAGAGTTGTGTTCCTTTCGAGCCGAAACTGCTTGGTAGAGGAAACCGATACGCAATCGCAAGTCGCAAGATCGCTCGGCCGGGTAAGTGTTGGCGATTGCTCGCCATCGGCTCAGCAAATCTTTAATATCGCCCCACAGTATTCCGCCGGCACCGCCTCCTACACCCTGGTCCTCTATGGCACTTGACCCCGGCAAACTCCGCGAGCGGGTGACGATCCAGCAGGCGACCGAGCGACGCAACTCGCTCGGTGAGACCACGCTGGAGTGGGCGACGTTTGCCGAGCGGTGGGCCAGCGTGGAGGGCGTGACGGCTCGCGAGGCGCTGGGCCTCGGGCAGCTCGAGGTCAGCATCACGCACCGCGTGCGGCTTCGCTACGTGACGGGCCTGACGCAGCAGATGCGGCTCCAGTGGCGTGGCCGCACGCTCGAGGTAGTGAGCCTGCTCGAGCACAACAACCGCAGCGAGCACGAGCTGATCTGCCAGGAGACGGCGTAATGGCCAACATCTACGCCGGCCGCCAGGTCGTGACGCTGGCGCTTGGCACCGGCAAAAAGGCCAAGTCGCTCTTGGCTGCCGAGCCGCTCAAGGAAGTCACGGACGCCCTGCAGGCGTTGCCTGCCGACATCTCCACCAAGTACCAGCGGCGGGCGCTCAAGAAGGCAGCAGAGCCCGGCCTGCAGGCCCTGCGTCGAAATGTGGCGTCGTTAGGCGAGGTGACGGGCAACCTGCTGGCGGCTGTCACCAGCGTCAGCCGCGAGTACACCAACAACAAGCTGGGCCTGCCGGTGGGCGTGGTCGTAGTGGGCTTCCGCCGGCCGACCAACGCCAAGAGCCAGAAGATGGCCACGCCGGCCTTTGCGGGCGGCACGGTTATGAAGGGGCCGAATCGGGCCTACCACTCGCACTTGGTTGAGTACGGCACCCAGCGGCGGACGCCTGGCCGAACCCGCCGCACGAAGCGCCGCCGAGTGATCCTCGGCGGCCGGATCCGCACGCTGGCCCAGACGGTCAAGGACGCCCCTGCCAATAGCCGGGGCATCCTGTCGTCGTTCAAGTCGCGGGGTCCGTTCTTCGGAGGCGGCCGTGGCTTGTACCCGATGGACTTCATCGCCCAGGGCAGCGTCGGCCCGTCGCCTGCCCGCCGGCCGCTCCAGAAGGCCCTGGATTCGTCCCGGTCGCAGATGCGTTCCACGCTTGATGTCGAGATGCGAAAGGCCCTGCAGAAGGCCGTGCGTGAGTTTCAGCGACAGACCGGCGGCACAGGAGGCATCTGATGCTGAAGAGCCCTGAGCAGGTGCTGAAGCACCGCATCGAAACGAGTCCCGTGCTGGCCCGGCTGCTCAGCTTCCGGGTGTACCCAATGCTCGCGCCGGTCTCGGCGGCCCTGCCGTTCTGTACGTACCAGAGGGCCATCATTGAGCGCAACCAGACGCTGTCCGTGCCTGTTGGTGTGCCGCGGGTAGCGGTCCAGATCGACACCTACGCGCTGACGTACGAACAGGGCCGGGAGGTCGTGGACGCCTTGCGCGCGGCTCTGGATGGGTGGAGCGGTTCTGCGTACGGTGTAGATGTGAAGCACGTGGCCCTCGAAAGCGAGCGGGACGGCTTCGTGCAACTGGACGGCAGCGAGCTGCCGCCGGTGTACCAGATCACCCAGACATTCGAAGTAGCCTGGCAGGAGACTTAACAGCACATGTCTACGTACGCAACCGGCGTCGGCTTCTCGTTTGCGGGCTCGACCTTTACCGTCACCAGCATCACGTACTCGCTGGGCAACACGGGCGGCGGGGCGGATCTCATCGACGCCAGTCACTTGGGCCTGACGACCGGCGCTAGCGTAATCTCGCTGGCTCGGCCTCTGCTGGGGACGCCTGGCGGCGACACCGGCAAGACGGTCTCGATTGAGTACATCGGTGCTGCGCCGGTTGCCCAGAACGCAACTGGCACGCTTGCCATCACCGGCCCGGTCGCCATCTCGGCCACGGCCACCTGCCAGAGCTCGAGCGTGACGCTGACGCTCAATGACATCGTGCGGGGCTCAGCCGAGTTCCAGCTGGCGTAGTCGGACCACGGGAGGCCACCGTGGCGACGTACTCAACCGGCATCACAGCCACGTTCGCCAGCACTCCGCTGGCCGAGATCACGGCGTTGTCGTGGAACTGGGGTAGCGGCATGCCCATTGGCCGCACCGTTGTGTTTCAGCCCGTGGTTGGCCAGGTCACGATTGAGACTATCGGCTCGACCAGCACCGGAATGTATGGCACTCGCGGAAACATGAGCATCACGGGCGGCGGCGTTTCCTTGACATGCACCGCAGTATGTACGGACATCGCCGTTACTGCGGAAGTAAACGGCATTGCACGGTACAGCCACACCTTTGACATTTTGGACAACTAGCCATGCCGCTGACCCGCGACCAGATCGACAAAGCGACCGACGCCAAGATCCTCACGGTGCCATGCCCTGAGTTGGGCGGTGACGTGTGCATCCGGCTCATGAGCGTGGGCGACCGCGACTCCTACGAGCTAAAGCTGCTCGAGGCGGAAGGCAAGGCAATCCCCGACTTTCGCTCTGAGTTGCTGGCACGCACGCTGTGCGACGACAAGGGCGAGCTGTTGTATCCGGGGCCTGAAGGCGTGGCCGCTCTCAAGCGTCGCAGCAGTGACGTGATGCACAAGCTGTGGCATGCGGCCCTGAAGCACAACGCGCTCACCGAGGAGGAAATCAAAAAGCTGGCGGGGGAATGAACGCCCGACCGACGCTGCAGTTCAAGATGCGTCTGGCCGGGCACCTCCACAAAACACTTGCTGAAATCGACCGCATGGACTCGCGAGAGTTCTCACTGTGGATTGCCTACAGCCGGTGGTTCCGCCCGCTTGACGACCCGTGGCTGCAGTCTGGCATGCAGATTTCCGCCACCCTGGCCCCGTACAGCAAACACAAGCCGCCGAGCCCCGAAGACTTTATTCCCGTGGACTCGCTGACACCGCAGCACCCGACGCAAGTAGTGGACAACCTCAAGGCCCTGGCCGCAGCACTGAAGCAGAGTACCAATGGCTAACGTAGCTGTAGGCTTTCAACTGACGGCGAATGCTGCGGGCATGGCCCAAGGCATCAACGCGGGCGTCGTAGAACTGCAGAAGCTCGGCCTGGCGGCCAAGCAGACGGCCGGAGACGTGCGGGTTCTGACGGGCCTGCAGCTGGGTACGGCGTTCGTCTCGGCCGTGCGGGCGGTGGCCACGTCGTTCACATCCTTTACAGCCGGGGCCTCGGCCAGCATCGACGCCACGAACAAGCTGAGCCGCTCGCTAGGAATCTCGTTTGGCGAGTTGCAGCGGCTGCAGCTGGCGGCGGATTTGTCCGGGGCCTCGAGCGAGACGCTGGCCAATGCGTTCACCAGGGCGCAGGTGACGATCACCAAGGCCAGCAAGGGCGGCCGGGAGGCTACGGCGGCCCTGCGGTCGCTCGGGCTGTCTATCGGCGAGCTATCAAGCCTCAGTTCTTCCCAGCAGTTTGAGCAGATCGCCACAGCGATTGCCGCCATCGACAACCCGGCCCAGCGGGCGGCAGCTGCGGTGTCGATCTTCGGCCGTTCTGGTGCACAACTCCTGCCAACCTTCCAAGAGCTGGCCGGAAACCTTGAGCGAGCCGAGGGTTTTTTCTCGGGGTTCAGGTCGCAGCTCACGGGCGACGACGCCAAGCGAGTCGAGGACATCAACGACGCTTTCACGGAAGTGCAGGCGGCGGTCACGCAGACCGCGGGGCTGGTGTTTTCCAAGCTGTCTCCTGCGTTGCTTTCAGGCGCTGCGACCGTGCGGACGTTCATTCAAAGCCTGAACGTCACTGAGGCCGCTAACGCTGCCAGAGAAGCACTGAGCCAGTTCGCCGCTATCGCGGCACTTCTGGCTGACGCACTTGGGCCGGCCTTGCAGCGGCCCCTGTTCGTTGTCGGCCAAGCGTTTTTGTTTATAAATCGGCAGCAGATTGCCGCTGCCGTCACGTCTGCTGCTAGAGCGTTTACTGCGGCGGCAACTGCCACAGGGTCTTACAGCATTGCCGCCGGCGCGGCTGCGGCTGCCACGAACGTGCTTGCTGCCTCTATTCGTGGCGCACTGATTGCCACAGGAATCGGTGCCGTTGCGGTCGTGTTTGGGCTTGCAGCCGAGGCTGCGTTGAAGTGGGCTTTTGCCACGAATGATGCAACAGCCGCTGTCGTGCAGCAGCAGCAAACTGTCCCGGCAGAAATCAAAAAGACGACGCAGGCGTTTCAAGAGGCCGGCACCGCCGCTCAAAACTTCGGGGCCAAGGTTCAGGCCGCGGTCAAGATCCCCAACCTGTCGATTGGCGACATCGCCCAAGACTCCATCAACCAGGCACAGTCGGCTATTGCCGGGCTGGCCAAGGAGTTGGGCGGCACGCTCAACCTGCCGAAAGAACTGGTGTCGGACTTTGTTGCGATCCAGAACCTAGCTGAGCGTGCAAACTCAGACCTGAAGAATCAGAACGTGTTGCTCGGCCAGCTGGTGGAGCAAAGCAACCGGTTCGCTGACTCCGTGAAGCAAGTCACCGAGCGACGGCAGGCCGACACCAAAGCAGCCCAAGAGGCGGCAGAGGCGACCCGCAAGGCGGCCGAGGATGCCCGCAAGCGCACGCAAGACTTGGCCTTTGAGGGCCTTGGCGGCGGCGAGCAATCTCGCATTAAGCTGGCCCAGGACTTGGTGGCGATTGACCGCGAGCGAGCCGCGGCCGAGCAAGCATTGCAGGCGGCCCGCAAGGCCGGCGACGCCGATGCACTGGCTGCCGCGAGAGACCGTCTGCGGCTTGTTGGCGACGCCGCAAAGACCGCCCGCGAGCAGGACCGCCAGCGGCAGCTCCAGGCCCTCGGCATCGACAACAGCCTGCTCAAGCCGGCCCAGACTATCGCGACGCAGTTTGAGGCACTACGAGGGGCGATTCGCCAGGGGCTGCTCAATCCGGACGAAATCAACGCCGCCGTCCAGAACATCGCCAAGGAAGCAATCGACGCCCGTAAGGAGATTGCCCGCGAGTTGAGCCGCCCGTCGCAGCAATCATTACGGGTGGCCGACATCCGCTCGAGCGAAGGCATTTCACAGTTCTTTGCCACGGGCCGCGAGGATCCTGCGGTTGGTCAGCGGCGCGAGCAGTTGGCTCGGCTGGTGGAGATTCGCCGTGAGCTGCAGAACTTGCGGGCCATGAACGTAGAGATCAGAGGCTAATCATGGCTGTCGTTGCATGGCGAGAGGTTTCCGGCCGCAGCCTGACGCATCGCTTTGGCGAGCCGCCGAGCGCTGACCGCAAGTTCATCGTCACGCTGGACAATCGCGCCCACAGTGTGTCCGAGGTTGCCAACACCATTGGCATTTTCCACGGCGCGCCGCACCCCGAGTACGGCTTCATCACCATGACCGAAGCGGTGATGACGGAGGGCAGCCCCACTCCGTACCACGCCGAAGTCACCTTTCGGTACGAGTTGCTTAGCCCGGACGAGCGCGACCCCAACCCGCTCGCTCGGCCCGACACGTGGTCTTTCTCGACCGGCGGCGCTGCTGTGCCGGCGTTGTTCTATTGGGACGGCAACGTACAAAAGCCGCTGGTCAACAGCGCTCTAGACTATTTCGAGGGGCTCAGTACCGAAGAAGGGGAATGCCGTGCCAGCATTAGCGGCAACCGCGCCACCTTTCCGCTGTCTACTGCTGTCGCCGTGACCAACTGCGTCAACAGCGGCGGGTATCTCGGCGCTCCGGCTCACCACTGGAAGTGCACTGGCATCAGCGGCCAGCAGCAGATCGAGATGGTGAACGACGCAGAGGTGCGGTACTGGTCCATCACGACTGAGCTCGTGTTTCGGCAGACCGGGTGGAACCTGCAACTGCCTGACGTTGGCTTCAACTTCCTCGACGGCGGCCAGAAGAAGCGGGCTTGGGTCGTGGATCCTGACAGCAACGAAAAGGTGCCGGCCGTAAACCCGGTGGCTCTCAACGCCAACGGCTCGCTGAAAGCGGCGGGCCAGCTGCCCGACATCCTGACCCGCCGCGTCAACCGAGAAGTCAACTTTAGTTCTTACTTTGGAAACCCGTCCTGGCTTTAGGTGAAACATGTCCGACGTGACGTACAACATCAGCGGCACCGTAAACAAAGGGGCGCTGCGAGACACCTTCAACGCTTCTGCCATTACTGCGGACATTGCGACGGCTGGCGTGCTGGCAGTGACGCTCGAGCTCGGCACGACCACCACTCAGATCACGACCACCACCATTGGTGCGTTGGGGCTGTGCTTCGCCAGGTCGCTGTCCACCGTGACGACGCACACCGTGAGCATCGGTCGCCTGGCTGGCACCACGCTGCACGACACGGTGCGGCTCAAGGCCGGTGAGGCTGCGGTCCTGCGTCTTGCGCCGGGGGACTACGCCGCGCGGGCCGCCGTGGCCGGCACCCGGGCGGTACTCACCATCTACGAGGATTGACTGTGGCCGACCGCGTCACCTTCACGCCCGGCTCGGCCGAGCGCATCGCCAAGGTGGTGCGGATCGTCGAAGCCGGCAACCGGGACACGGCTGGGCTGCCAACTTCGCCGCGGCTCGGTGGCAGCAGCGGCAAGGTGTTTCGTATCTGCACGTTCTCCGGTTCGTGGAGCATCAACTCCGCGAAGACCGTGACGTTCAAAAACCAGACGACTACTCCCAATACCGCATCCGCGACCAACCTGTTTTGGCCAATCCCGGAAGGCCCGTCTCGCGATTGTGCAATCGCCAAGGAAGGCACGGCGTGGTATCTGCTGGTGCCGCAGATGCACGCGGCTGACTTTGCAACTTCCGCCACGATCACCACGGCGGCCATTGAGTTTAAGACTCTGCCGGGCGTCGCGCTGGCGACCAGCAGCACGGTCGTGTTCACCATCGACATCGCTACCTGCGCGACCACATGAGCAGCATCACGATTGAAAATGGCAAGATCGTCGTGCGTGACGGCAAGGTCGGCACGGAGCAGGCGTGTTGCTGTGGCTGCCCGCAGGGCTGCGAGTGCTTGTCGGCTTTAGTGTGCGCACGCGGAGCGTCTGGCCTGACTGACGAAGATGGAAACTTTTTGACGCAGGAAGACTATCAGGAGCTTGCTGACGAATGGCTGGCCTACACGCTGGCTTGGATGGAGGCCAATAACATTCTCAGCGCTATCGAAGACGCAGGTTATGAGGCGGTTGTGATTAGCAACCAGGGCGCGGATTCTACTCCGTTTGGCTGGACCGCCAACGTAAACATCTCATACCGCTGCTGCGGCGAAATCGACACAGAGGCTGAGCCGATTGTGATCTATGACGACGACACTGCCGCTGAACCATGGGACGAACCGGCGGTCCCCTCCGGCATAGGCGGCGGTAATATCTGCCCCGGCTCTTTCGGCGGAGGCGGTTATTTTGAACTCCCACCCTGCAACCCTCTCCCATGATTCGCTGCCGCCTGCGCCACCTTGAGGCCCGATGCCGCCAGCGTGGCTACACGCTAGACGAGGTGCGGCCGTGCATTGTCACCCAGGATGGCGACCAGATCACGGTGGACGAGACGCACGCAGCGTATCCGCGGGCTAAGCCTGGCCTGGGCGACATGGTGGCCGCCGGCCTGTCTGCCGTGGGCATCACCAAGGAGTGGGTGAGCAAGGCCATTGGCAAGCCGTGCGGGTGTGCCAAGCGACAAGAGCGGCTCAACCAGTTGGGCCGCAAGTTCGGCATCGGTTGACACGTCCCCCACACTAACGGGCGAAAGGACGACGCCCGTGGCCGAAGACCATCACGTCACGATAGACGGCAAGCGGTGGCTCTTGCGGTTCACCAAGTTGAAGGGCGACGCCGCTGGGTGGACCTACTTCGACAACTCAGCCCGGCCCCGGATCCTGATTGACGAGCGGCTGAGGGCTGGCCCTCGCATGGAGACCATCGTGCATGAGCTGCTCCACGCCAGCCTCGGCCCCAGCATCAGCGAGGAGGCCGTCACGGAAGCGGCCCGCGTCATCCGGCGGACGCTCTGGAACCTTGGATACAGGGAGGTGGCCAGTGAGTAGTGGCAGCATGCTCGCCGAGGTGCTCAATCGCGTGGCCAACTCGTCCGCAGGCCCCGCGTCGTGGTTCGACCGGTTGCCGCCTGACGCCCAGGCCGAGCTGCTCGAGGTGCGGGCCGGCTTCGACCCCACGCGACACCAGAAACGGGCCTTCTACCGAGCCATTAAGGCATGTGCCGACAGCCGTGGGTGGGACATCGCAGGCGAGAAACAGGTGACAACATGGCTAAGCCAACGCTGAAAGAAGAAGTGCTGGCTGACGTGGCGTCGCAGCAGCAGCTCCAGGCCGACGCCGAGCTGGCCCGATTGCGGGCTGAGGTGGCTGGACTTCGTACGAAGTACAAGGCCGCCTTGGCTCAAATCGACACCGAGCGGGAGCGGGCCGACCGTTTCACGGCGTTGCAAGGCGTAACACCCGTGCCCTTGACCAAGAGTGTCAAGGCGAAGAAGCGGGCCAAGCACGCCGCTACCGCCATCCTGATGCTGTCCGACATCCACTGTGAGGAGCGGGTGGACCCGGCGACCGTTAACGGCGAGAACGAGTACAGCCTTGACGTATGTCAACTGCGGATGGCCGAGCTAGAGCAGCGGTTTCTGGAGTGCCTCGAGCACGAGCGGAACCAGGCCGACATCCGCCGGGTGCTCATCTGGCTGGGCGGCGACTTCATCACGGGCCACATTCACCCGGACTGCGTCGAGGTGGCCCAGCTCTCGCCCATGAACGCGACGCTGTGGATTCAGGCCCGGCTGCGGGGGCTCATCAGCCGCGTGGCCGAGCACGTTGACGAGGTGGTGGTGTGCACCAACGCCGGCAACCACGGGCGGTCCACTGAGAAGAACCGCATTGCCACGGAGCTGGACCACTCGTGGGAGCAGATGATGTTCCACACGATGGCCCGCGAAGAGAGCAGCAAGAACGTCCAGTGGCAGATCGCCCACGGCCACCTGGGCTACGTGGACCTTGACGGGTTCCTGGTGCGGCACTGCCACGGCCATGCCATCCGCTACGCCGGCGGCGTCTACGGTCTCGCGCTGCCGGCCAGCAAAGCGATTGCCGGCTGGGACGCACACCGCCGTGCAGACTTGACGATCTTCGGCCACTACCACTCCTGGGGCTGGCTGCGTGGTGCTCGCTACGTCGCCAACGGCAGCGTCATTGGACACTCGGCATACGCTGTGCGAATCAAGGCGAGCCCGGAGCGGCCGTGCCAAGGCATGGCAATCGTGGACCACGGGCGTAACGAAGTGACAAGGGCGTATCCGTTGTTTTGTGACAGGGACTTACGAAAGGCGACGACATGACAGCGACGTTGGAAATGGCGAACGATGCACTGCGGGCGGCCGTCAAGGACCGGCTCGACAGCACGGATCCGAGCGACGACAAGCTGGTCGGCTACCGTGCGCCGCCGCTGGCGGGTTGCGAGCCGGCCCAGAGGTGTGCCGCTGAGGTGCTCGCCAACGTCTGGCGGGGTGACTCGCTCTTACGGGAGCCTGGTGCCGCTGGCAGTCCCGAGTGGCTTGACGCCCTCGAGCGGCTGCGAGCGCTGCACTACGAGAAGACAGCCCAGTACGG